TACGTTGACCTGGGTGTACTTTTGCTCCTGCCATTTATATTCTCCTTGTTTCATAATTTTGGTGCCCTCACCATGACTCGAACACGGGAAGTGCGTTGCTCTACCAACTGAGCTATAAGGGCTATACTAATGTATTCTCTACAAACTTTTCTAAACTACCACAAAGGTTAATGAGAACAGCATCTCGTTCTCCAAACAAATATAACTTACCTTTTGTTTTTTTACTTCGTGCCCTTTTTATATAATACGGAAATTCCATTTTCCTGTCAAGAGCTAATACTACACGATTGCCCAATACTGAGTTGGCTTCTATATCCCACTCGTATGATTTGATATCTAACTGTTGTGTGAATAGTGCAAATCCATGTTCTGTTAATCCCATACCACCAGTGTCTTGTATATTAGTCCACCAGGTTGCTAATGCAATTTCTAATGCTAGTGGTTTGTTGATGGTAGCAAGTATTTGCTTAGTTAGATTTAGTTTTTTTCTTTCCACTCTCAGGATATATTACTTTTCCTTTGTCTAGTAATACAACAGAGAACCCATCTGTTTGGAATTGCTCATTGAGTTTTTTTGCTAGATTAATAGCGTGACCAGGATTACTAAATGATACTTTTTTATATTTAGGTCCAGGGTACTGAACAAGATAGTTGCTGGTTTTTAAATTAATAGGGCGATCTTCAAAATATACTGCCCATATTCCATCACTTGCAAGTACTTGCTCGGTTTTATATGTTTCTTTGTTGGTTATCTCAACCAATACTTGAGGTCTTGGACGACTCATGTTTATAATAATACCTAATAATTAACTGCTAGTATTTAGTTAAAAACTACGTAGTTTAAAATGAATCGCCTTTTATTTCAACGTTGATTACGTCGTTAGCTGTGGTTGCTGTTTCTTGATTAGTGTCTATTAGCAACTTTGTGATGTCTGCATGCAATAATCTTGCTTCGTGCATACTCATAGTAAAATCTTTACTGTTAGTTACTTGTAGGTCATTTAAACGATCTATAAAGCGTTTGATATGTTGCATTATGCTTTAACTTTAAGTAGATCTGACGGTGATTGATAAGGACCTCGATGATCATACCGTTCAATGGTAATTAACTTTGGACAAAACTCTTGTTTCCAGTTACGTCCTTTTTTAATTAAAAACCATCCAGCACAGAACCAACTCTTGCTATTGTCTTCTTTAGTGTATATAGGCGCCTTATGCGATAGGTCCCATACACCATTAAATGGTTCAGCGTCTGTAGGATAACCGTGTACTTGATCTCTTTCTACAAATTCGCGTTTAGGAGGATCAACAAATCTAATCTTCTTTCTGCCAATTTTAAGATCGTTAACAGTATCAACATTTTCTCGGGCACCGTGAAATGTAATTGAATAACCTCTACCGACACGGTTAGCTGATATTTCTCCTATACGTTGTTTGTTTTCAATTAGAACCCAAAACTTATTTTTAACAATACCTTTTGCTGTTACTGCCATATCACTTCTCCTTTTCAAATACTATTCTAATGTGCCCGTTCAGATAGAAATTTTCTACTACATCTGGTTGTTGAAAAATATAATCATCATATGCTAACACATTTGATAATGCTAGATCAACTTGTTGTTTGATATGTGATGATAACTGTTCATTCGGGATCAGTTCACTTGGTTTGGTTACTTCTATCATTCTTTTAACGTTAAATGTAATAAAGCCTCTACCACCAGGTTTAATGATATTAGAAAAATTATTAAGTTGTTTAGTAATGTCAGTCAATGAAATAAAATGTAGAGAATTGATAGCCATAGCACAATCAAATTTGTTTGTGTGTCCAATACTAAAGTCCTCGTCAAAATAATCAACCTGATCAACATTAGGATTCTCTACTGGATCAATTCCGTGTATCTCAGGAATAAAATTTTTAAAAAAGTTTGAGCCACACCCAATGTCTGCTATTTGTTTAGGATTCTTTTCCAATAACTTCAGTATATAAAAAAATGGAGCAACACGTAAAGTTAGTATGGTGTCACGTGGTTGAGCATCATAGTCAACGGGTGAATACCTAGTAGTCATCCATCTTGGTGTTTCAGCTAATAGTCTTTTTCCAATTTCTGTCTTAGGAAAATCAATTTTAAATTGTTCTTCGTTGTAGTTGTCCATTACCCTTTCTCTGGGTAACTGGCGTTCATCCAGTCAACCATTGTGTTAGCGTTATCGCTTAGTTTTACTAAATCATATTTACCACAAAACTTTAAGAACTTAGCTCCTACCATTGGAACCTGTTTTGCTTTAGACCCTTCAGCAATAGTTTGTGCCATCTTAACTTTAATGTCATCTGGCTGTTTTGTCAAGTCTACTAGAATACAATTACGTTCATAATCATCTAACACTCGATGTTCTTCTTCATTGTGATCAACCCAACGCTGTAACATCATATTATTCCAGTTGTAACCTTTTTTCTTTTTATCTTCAAAAGCTTCAACTAATCCAACTTTGTTACGTGTACCTTTTTTACGTACACCTGGATAAGCAGAGAATACATTATCTGTAGCATCACCACGCATACATTTCTCAAACAGTATCCATTCAGGATCTGGTACTACCTTAGGCTCTTTAGTTTTCTTATCTAGCACACGATTACCTTTTTTATCAAAGATACCTTCAAGTGTGTGTAGCTCATCTGTGATACCATTATACTGTTTTACATTTTCTGCTAGCAGTTGATAAAAGTCTGTGTCTGAACTTACAATAATGTGTTCATCATTGGGATGACTCTGGATCCAACCTGCTATCAAATCATCTGCTTCAAGCTCTTTGTGCTGTAATGTTGTACAGTTTGTACCTTCTTTAATAAAAGTATTCATAGCATCAAAGCTTTCCCAGAATGCTTTATCTTCTTCTGCTTCTTTGTCAGTTAGTGCTTGTCTTGCTACAGTTCTATTCTTTTTGTAGGGCTCATAAAAGTCTTTACGCCATGAGCGTCCTTCTAAACAGAATATAACATGATCTGCTTTTTGGTCTCTGTGTACTTTGTTTATGCTTGCTAGAGTAACATGAAGTGCAAAGCCTACTTTTTCCCAGGTATCGCTTGCTCTAAATGCTGAATGTCTAGCACGAAAGAATGTGTTTGCTGTGTCTACTAATAAGTATCTCATACTAGTATTATACGATCAAACGAGTTTATTGTCAATAATGTACCGTACCATAACTTTACTCCATTCACTGTGAGCTTTTTCGTCATAATGATAGCTGTCTTTGGTTACTGTCTGGAATCCAAGTTCTTGTAATTGGTTATGATATGTTAGTTTACTGTCATAGGGACCAATATAACTTGCTCCCCAATCTTTTTGATCTCTTATTTGTGCAAAGTCTGTATTACCGTTAAAGAAAACATGAGGTATGTTTTTATCAGTTAACTCATTATGGAATTTCCATATTTCATTGTGCCAATGACGAGTACATTCTTGCCAGTCAACATTAGCTACGAATTCTTTATATTTTTTCTTATGACTGTCTGGCACATGATCAATGCCTGATGCATTAACTTGGAACCATTCTCCATCGATCTCCCACTCTTGTCGTTCCCAAGTTGACCATTGAATCACTACCAATATATCATCATTGCCGTCCCACTTCTCATTGAGGAACTGTCTAGTAGTGCGTAGAATACGTTTATTTGAACTTGCTGACTCTGCCAATACGTGTGGTGTAGCTGATAACATCTTACTTAACTTTATACCCCAACTCGCTTTTAGATTGTCTGGATGAGGACTACGGTGCATGTTTACATACTTAGGATCATCATAGGCAAAGCTGTGTTGATTAACTGCTTCAGCACCTGCTGTGTGGCTGTCGCCATTAATTAGTAGTATCATCTAGTACTTCTGTTTTTCTGCAATAACACCACGTACACCGCCTCTAGGATCTGCACAATCGCCGTCTGTGCGTGGAATCATATGTACATGAGGATACATTACTGTTTGTCCTGCTGACTCGCCTACGTTTTGACCTATATTAAAACCAGTGCAATAACCTTTTTGATATAGATCTAATCCCCAATCATATGCTTCTTCAAAGCAGGCTTTTCTGTGCATCGGGTCGTCTTGTTTAGGAACAAACAATAAGTGGCCTTTGGTTACAGGATATTTGTCTTCAAATACTAAAAATAATGGATGATCCATTAGCGGTTTTGATTCAAACCAAGGAGTATCTTCTAGTTTCATAATATTCTCACAATTCGTTAATTAACTTATCAAAAGCTTCTTGACCTAGTACGTTGTACAAAACTAGGACAACAAATATAAACCATAATAATCGAAATACATAATAGCCTAGTTTTGTCCAACCTAGACCTAATACTTTGTATACTGTTGGCATAGGTAGATACTTCTCAAATAGCGTAGTAATATCCCACGCAAATTTAAGCATGAATATCCACATAAATGCTCTAACGTATTTGTTTTCAATGTCAGACACTTTGAAGTTTGCTTGTGCTTCTTTTACTTTCTTATCGTGTGCCTTGTAGCGTTGCCATAAGTTTTTCATTTAACTTCAGTGTAGCCACCGCCTAAGTCTTTTTGATATAGATCTAATCCCCAATCATATGCTTCTTCAAAGCAGGCTTTTCTGTGCATTGGGTCGTCTTGTTTAGGAACAAATAGCAAGTGTCCTTTAGTTACAGGATACTTGTCTTCAAATACTAAAAATAATGGATGGTCCATTACTGGTGTTGATTCGAACCAAGGTGTGTCTTCTAGTTTCATATCTTTTTGTTAATCCATCTGATAAGTGCGTATACAACCAGTGCCATTATGATATAAATGATACCGTCCCACCATGATATGTTGTTTAAGAAATCTGCTGTAATAAATGATAAGTCCATTATGATATCTCCGATTTACCGTCACCTAAGTCACGCTTGTTAGTTTTCATCCCAGGATTCATTGCTTGTTCCTGCTCATATGTTTCCATTACTACGTTTCGACAGATATTTTGAAACCATTGATCTACTAGAGCTTGATCAGTTTTTCCTTGATACCCTGCCTTTATTAATCTAGCAATAAAAATATCATTCCAATCAAGTTCAAATGCTCCGTCATTTAAATTTTCTGGATCAACATCCATACTTACTATATTAATGTATGGTTCTTTATTTTTATCTGCTAATTCTTTAGCTGATAATTTCTTTTTACCTTTCTTAGGCTGTTCTTTCTGGCCTAACATGCTTTTAAGTTTATCTGTTATTCCCATCCTATTTTCTCCCAGGGTACGTTTTTATTACCAAAGTGTCCGTAAACACAGTTCTCACGATAGTTATTATAGTTGAATAAATCAAATCTGTCAATGATTCCTAACGGTGTTAAATCAATATTAGATCTAATAAACTTTTCTATAGAACGATTATGCCCATTTGATTCTACATATATTGATGTAGGTTCTTTAACACCAATAGCATAACTTAACTGTATTTGACACCAGTCAGCCATTTCACTAGCTACTACATTTTTTGCTAGCCAACGGGCCATATAGGCCGCTGAACGATCTACTTTAGTTGGATCCTTGCCACTAAATGCACCACCACCATGTGGAGCCCATCCACCATAAGTATCTACGATAATTTTTCTACCTGTTAGTCCTGAATCTCCATCTGGACCACCTACTACAAAGTTACCAGTAGGATTGAGATGCCATACAGTATCATCATCTACTAGATGCCCTAACACTGACAGTGCCACATCTTGTGATATTTTTCTAGCTTGATCACAATCTCCTTCAGTGTGTTGAGTGCTTATTACCACTTGGTCGATACGCTGTATTTGATCACCTATATATTCAACACTGACTTGACTTTTAGCATCTGGCAACAATATATCATTGTTTTGTCTTGCTTGTTTTAGTTGTTTAAGTATCTGGTGACTGTAATATATAGGTGCAGGCAAGTATGCTTCGTTGTCTCTATTAGCATATCCAAACATAATACCTTGATCACCTGCCCCAAAATCGTCTGTACCTAAGGCAATGTCAGCTGATTGGCTATGTATATGATTGTCTATTTCTAGTGTATTCCAATGGAATCCTTCTTGTTCGTATCCAATCTTCTTAACAGTATCTCTAACTATTTGATTGGCATCAACGACATTAAAGTTTTTAACTTCACCAGCTAGTGTTACGTGATTTGTTGCTACTAATGTTTCAATCGCTACTCTTGTTGTGCGATCACCTAGTTCTAACCCAGCATCTACTAAGGCATCAGATATTTGATCTGCTACTTTATCTGGATGTCCGTCTGATACTGATTCACTTGTAAATATATATTTGTCCAATTATGTTCCCCAGGCATTACGCCAAATGTCTACTTGTAGTCTAGGTGAATACCTATATGCTTTTTTCATTGATAATTCTGCTACTTGTTCAGTATTAAGATGATAGTCTTCTGGTAATCCACCTATAGGCATTAAGTATACTGGTCCTTGAAATCCTGCATCTCTGTATTCTTTTACTGCACGATCAACATCTTCAACGTCATCTTCAGTTGACACTACAAACTTAAGATATGTATAACCTAGTTTTTCATAGTTAACAACAATGTCAGGTTTAATTGCTTCTTCCCACTTCTCACCTGAACATGGCAGTTTAGCACTCACTGAGAATGTTAGTTGATCCCATAGTCTCAGACCATGCCATACATTGTAAACCCATTGTTCAAACTCTGGTGCTATCTCTTGTGTACCGTTAGTTTCAAATGTTATGTTGTGTAATCCTTTTTCCATAGCTTGTTCAAGCAGTTCTGGATAGCTACGTTGCCAACCCAATAACGGTTCACCACCTGTAATTACTAAGTGTACATCTTGCTGTGAATCATTATCCCAACGACCTCCTGGAATAAGTTCTTCCATTCGTTGATTAACAGCCGTTGTTTCTAATACTGGAGATAAGTGCTTAAACTTTGGATGCCATGACGCATAACTATCACAACCTGTTGCCGCTAAAGGCAGTTCCTCATATATCTTAAACTGATCTACCTTTTCAGCTATTTCCTCAGGAACTGTAGTAGATTCACCTTTAGGTAAACCAAACCCTCTACATTGAAAGTTACAACCAAAAGTTCTTAAGAATACACTAGGCACACCTGCCCATTTACCTTCACCTTGTAAACTATAAAATATTTCTGCTACTTTAAGTTTTTTCAATTATCTATTCCTATCTCGATCATAATATTCTTTAGTGTGTTCATAGTCGTCTTTATTTTCTTCAACTTTCTTTTCAAAGTTACAGTCTTTTCCTAAAGGGCATTCTTCATCATCGACGACCTCAACCATATGGTCAACTACCCAGAGAATAACAACTACTAATACTGCACAAAATATTATCCATAAACCAAAAACTATTAGACCTGTACTCATTATATTTTCCTTGCTTTAATTAGTAAGTGCCATCCTAGATACTCTTTAACTGCATCACGCATGAGTTCTGGCATAGCTTCAAACCAAGGTTCTAATTCAAGTTTACCTTGCTTATACATATCTATATTATACATGAAACAGTGTGCTTGACGCAACCTTAATATTTCAAAACTGTTTTCCAGAAGGTCATACAGTTCTGTTGATGTGTATGCCTGTGCAAATGGGCAATCTGCCTGTGCCTCAAACTGATCTAACCCTTTTCTGATCATAGTATACTTCCATGAATTCTTGGCATAGACCATGAAGCGGAACTCACCGCCCGGTGCCACTAACCCATGTATATTTCTGATGATCTGTTCTATGTTGGGAAAGTGATGTATCACTCCCATGCTGTACACTAGATCATAATCGCCCTCAAGCTGTTTAATTTCCTCTGGATCAGCCATGTTTATAACCCTAAGGTCACCGTGTAGGCCATAGACTTTAAACTGCTTTTTGGCTAATTCTATTGATTTTTTGCTTATGTCTATGCCTGTATAGTCAGCACCATGTTTGGCAAACTGTACTGCGTCCCACCCCATACCGCAACCTATCTCTAATACACGCTTGCCTCGCCATTCATGAAATCCAGCAAAGTCCATGACATGGGGTTCTACTTCATAGCGTGTACGACTACCGGATTCAAAATATTCCAGTGTACCAATCTCTCCATTACCTTTTTTAATGCCACAGGGCTGATGGTCCCAATAGCTTTTGATCTTACTCGTTAAGCTGTTTTCTGATCGTGTCATGTTCTTGCAGTTACTTTGTGTGGATCATTTGCTTCTAGCTTGTCCCAGGCTGGGCCTTTACCTGATAATAACTTCTCAAAATGAGTGTTGTAATCTCCCTTTAGTTTAAGATGCCACATGATCTTAGCACAGTCAGTGTAGCGTCTTTGAATCATTTGCGGGCTATTTAGGTCCATTGGATTTTCAGGATTGCCTTCTAGTTGTGGCCTATTTTTAAATGTTTCATCGTTGGTTTCTGGATTACCGGTGATATCATGCCTGTCGTGAAATATTTCAATATCATATTCGTTTTCCATAATGTCACAAAGATACGCAACTTGACTTACCCAAGCATCAGTCATTTGCTGTGGACTGATAGTTCCGGTCAACACATAGAACTCATGCGGTATAATTGGAAATATTGCGTATGGGTGTTCCATGTTGTCTTTGACTCGTAGTATGCGGAATTTACCCGTATGTTTGCATATAGTTTTATCCCAATCTTTGGATTTCATCCTAGCGTCATCATTAAAGAACAGGTACCAAGCACCACTGGCCTTTGAAGCCAAATAGTTTAGATATTCATTTAGTCGCTCATATCCCCATCTTGGAACGACATAGACCCCATAGTCTATCTTTTTCTTGTCCATGTAGGGTATGATTGTCTTTTTGAAGTAGTCTATGCTCTCCTGATCGTCATCGTCTAGTGCTATGAGATACTCAACACTTCCTTCCTTGCTCACAGTCTTCCATAAGCTTTTAAGAGCATCAAACATCATCTTAGGTCGTTTTCTCGTAGGAATCAAAACGCTGATACGTTTAGTGGGAGTTATCATCCTATTACAAAGTTCAGCTAAAGCTTTTTGTTCTACTGCCACCAGTCCTCCCAAGGAAACACTTGCCAAACATTTTCTTCAAGTTTATTAATATCAAGACTTGAATAATCAACTTCTTCAGTGCTAGCTTCATTGTTAATTAATACTGCATAGGTTACTGCGTCAGTTCCCCATACGTCTTTGATAGCAGATATAGTAGCACCAGTGTCATTGATATCATCTATCACTAACACTCGTTTGCCTTTATTAATACCAATTTCTTCTTTGAGTGCATTGAGATTATCTTCACCTACATGGTCACGTAAGCTTACTTTTACGGCGTGCATTGGTATATCTAGATACTGCGAAACCAGCACAGCGGGCGTTAAACCGCCCCTTGTGAGCCCAACTACACAATCAAAACTTTGTTGATCTACGTGAAGTTGTCTAATAATATCCTGTGTCATTTCTTCAACTTGTTGCCAACTGTAAAACGCTTTCTTAGTCATTGCCATATTTCTCCCAACGAGGAACGTCATTTATATAAACTGATCTTGACTTGGGTGTTTCATACCATTCAACACGTTGAACTCTAACACCAAGTTTCTTCATCTTGATTTCTACAAGTTCAGCCATCCAACTTGATAAGTTCTCACTTGTAGGAACAAAGTTTACGATCATGAAACCCTCATAGTATTCATATTCTGGTGTGTTAGGATCTAAATCGCTAAGATCTAAATGCCAACCTGTTACGTGATTTACACCAGGTAATATAACTGGAATTAATTTACGATCACCAATCATTTGATTATATAGTGGATCATTCTTGTCTAGCACAAACTGATGATCAATATATTCATTGATCCATTTCTTTAACCACTCTAAGTGTCTAAAGTCTGTTACCATGCCAGTTGCATCCAGTTTGTCTGCTGTCAGGTGAACAGTCATGCGTCCTTCATGACCATGTAAATGTCTACAAGCACATTTAAGATCAGCGGCGTATTCACCGTTTAGTGTCTGTGTGTGAACCCTGTGTCCATAACAGAATTCAAATGCTTTATCGATGATGTGTGTCATCTCTTCTCTCCATTGAGTTAATCAGATGACAGGCAGAATGTTTTGAGACGGATGACTGTCTGGAGGCGTCTTTGAGTACTCTATTTACCACGGTTTTTCTTTGCTTGGTAATTATTATACTCTCCTTCTTTAATTGCAACAAATCTTTTAATAAAAGCCCTTCCTTGTGCTTTAGTAGGAAAGCTTGCCGCCATTACTTTTAATTCAGTTGATATTTTTACTGCTTTTGCATCATATGCCATTATTTTTTCTCCGCTTCTGCCACTCGTTTACGTAATGAACTTGAACTAAATGAATGATCGCGGCCATTATATACTAATTCAATTCCCCTTTTAATACAAATATCTTTACCAGTAAAGTCTTTATCTTTATACTCTACTCCTAATATTCTAACATCTATTGGCATAGAAAGCAAGATATCTTCTAAATCTTTTTCTGTTTGGTATACCACAATTTCATCAACAAAGCGATTACATCCTAACTGTATCTGTCTTTCTACTATTGACTGTATAGGACTGTTTTTGTTTGCTCTGTCTAGTGTAGGATCTGTTTGCAATCCTGCTATCAAGTAATCACAGTGATTTTTACATTCGCTTAACATAGCAACATGCCCAGCGTGTAATAGGTCAAAGGTTGAGAAAGTGATGCCTATCTTCAACCCTTGGTCTTTAAGTTGTTTTACTTTATCAAATATCATTAAAAAGTAAACTCGTAAAATGCACCAACTAATGCGTCACCTTCTTGATCAACAGCACCATTAAGTCTTAAATTGTGTACATTACCAAATTTATCTTCTGAGTTGGTTAAGTTATACTGAGCACCTACATAACTAACAGGCTCACCTGTCATGTCTGCTTTGGCATTAGTATATGACATAACACCTGTGCTACTAACTGATGTTGGTATTCTTAAATCTAACTCACCATCTATCACAGTAGGCTTAACACCTACATATAAGTTTAAGTTATCGTTAGCCCAACCAGCAACACCATACATCGAAGTAATATTATCAACATCTTCAACTAGTCCGCTATCAAAGTCTGTTATAGAATACATAATACCTAGTTGTGCATACCAATTGTCTGGCTTATACATTGTTGAATACTCAAATGTGTCTGTTGAATTAACTTGCCCCCACATACCACTGAAGCTCATAAAAGGTGATCCGTAACTTTTTGTGTAAGTAAATCTTTCTGTCCAGTTACTTGGATTCATAATTTTTCCAGTGTACTGATCTCTTATTGCCAGAGCTGAACTGTCAAACCCAACTGATATTGCATCAAATGTATCATCACCTAAGTCTTGTTGATAAGCATTAAGATACCAACCTTTATAGTTTGCACCTTCTCCTCCTACAAACTTACTTGACCATGAACTACCCACTGAGTGATCTAATTGATATACAGGAATTAAATTTGAGCTACCTTCCTTAAGATCTAGTGTTGATGAACTCAAATCAACTGTGTAGTCACGACCTATTTCATCAACTACTTTAACACTTGACAGTTCTGTTATATCACTAATACCTGCTACGGCAATACCACCCGATAGTGGTGTAGTGGATCCTGTTCTACCTGTCATTGATATACCTAAACTACCAATTGGTTCAGTAGCTCTCTTAAGATCTAACAAGCCTTGACCGTGTGTGTTAACATTGTAACCTACTATAGTTTTGTCAGCAGTATCTAATAACACTTGAACAATGTTTTCACCTTTCATGTATGGCCACATTTGATGTATAACTGCTACTGCACCAGCAACTACAGGAGCCGCTTGTGATGTACCACTCAATGCTTTATAAGTACCATCTTTGTATGCACCATACATATTACTGCCTGGTGCTAATATATAAAAGTCTGAAGTTCTATAAGTGTCTAAACATTCACTGCCACTATAGTTTTTACAAATATGTCCTGACTTTGCACCATCAATAGTGTTAGTAGAAGTATTCCATGCACTAACAACTATTGCACGACCGTCCATAACCAAGTTACCTGAACTATCTGTTGCTACTGCAAATGTCGCAGGATTCTGTACATAATCGTTTGATTGATTACCTGCTGATATAGTTAATACTATTTCACTACCTGACATAGCACTACCCCAAGACTCTGGAGTTTCCATATTATAATAGTTAGTTCCGCCATAGTGTTCATGGTTACTAGTAAACACACCATTACCTCGATTAGTAATTGAACTTGTGTAGGATGAATGATAGTTTGTATTTGCTGATAAGTTGGCTACTACTGCGTCTGTATTATTCTTAAGATATGTAATACCTTGTTTAGCAAAGCTCATTGAAGCTGACCATGAATCAGTAATTTTAACAATAGCTAGATTGGCGTCAGGTGCTATACCCATAACATCTCCGCCCATGTTACCAGCGGCAATTGATGCTACATGACTACCGTGTCCTACTGAGTCTTCAATACCGTTATCATATCCTGGGTCCCATTGATACTTAACTTTACCTACTAGTTCAGGGTGATCAATGTCAACACCACTATCTAATATACCAATTGTGGATCCTTTACCTGTCCATCCTCTTGACAATGCCCACTCTTGACCAACTGCTGAGTTAAAGTTTTTAAAGTTA